GTTGGTGAATAACCGGCCCCTCCGTGAATTGCCGTATCCACTGCGTTAAAGTGGCAAGGCGCCCATTGGCGCCGAGCCGGATTTGAAGCCGGCACTATGTGGTCGCTAGCGATGTGGCCATACCTGTACACCTTCCCGAGTCAGATGTCCTTAAGTGGGCGTCTTGTGCGGACGGCCTGCGCCTAAGCTGCTTATCGCATGCTGAAGCATCGGATCAGAGGTCGAAACACGAGAGAGGCAGGCTTAAGGGGAGCCTGTGGGTATCGTGCGCACTTAGTTCGGTACGTGTCCGGGCACCAGAGCATGTCGTCGGGATCGCTGACGTATGCTGCCTAATTCCACCAGCAAAGCATGGCACAAATGGACGACGGCGGATTGCACCGTTAATGCCGTGGGCATCGTGCCCCGCGGAATTCGGCGAGAGCGTGGAAGCGAGCTCGTCGTGCCCCGTCCCCAGAGTCATAGTGTGGAAGAGTGGCGGCTACGAAAAGCGGCCCCGGTTACGTGCCGAGGGTGAAACTCCAACATCTGAGCCTAACAAGATAAAAGGCCAGTCCAACGACACCGGCAGCCGCCCCGGGAAAGGCGGTACCAAGACGTACTTGAGTGGACGTCTAGGTGCAAAGGGTGGGGGTCCCAGCCCGAACTGGACCAAAGGGGGCCGGGGAGGCCCACGGGTGCCGATGAGCGGCGGGCGGGGTGCACCGACCTGGGCTGTGAGAGACAGCCAGGGCGATATCCCGTCGCCAATCGAGCAGCGGATCTGGACAGGATATGAAGAGTTCCGCTGCTTCGACACCAAACGTTTGCTTGTGGATTCCACGACCGCGCAGGCCCACCAGAAAGCTGTGAAAGCGGCATTTGGTGATGGTTCCTGCGCTCAGCTGGCAGTGGCCGCGCACTCGTCGAACGAGTGGTTGCAGAAGCAGCTGGAGGAGAAGTGGGATCACACGCTGACGGAGGGGGCATTCTACGCCTACTTGCGAGTGTGGGCGAAGCGGATGCAAGTGCGATTCGTTGTACATGACGTACTCCCTGGAGATGAGTCGCGCTACCTCTCAACTGGGCAGTGTATCGGAGAGGATCACGCCCAAAGAAAGCACCTGCTCCGCGTCCGCGCGTTGCAGGCTGACGGCACGGTCGGGTTCCACGTGCTGCCACTCCAATGTCCGTCGTACGGGCTTCATCCGATCCTGGGGTCGGGAGCGCAGCTCCCGGGCCCCTATCCGGAAGAGCCCAGACCGGCGAAAGTGGAGGCGAAGAAGGAGGAGCCAGCGGCCAAGGGCAAAGAGCAGGCCGCAAAGGTGGACATCGCCACAAGCAGCAGGGAGGCTCTGGAGACGCCATCTGCCAGTCCGGGTGCAACGCGCCCGGTGGTGGAGGAGGCGAGGGAGCGGACCAACAACCTGGAGGTGTGGGTTGAGGTCCAGTCCTGCAGCGAGCGCAGCGGTTTCTACCTTGCCAGGGGACTGGGGGGATATGGGAAGTACATCCCCCAGGCCTACTCACCCGCACGTCCGGGTGAGACTGGCATGGAGCCGCACGGTGAGTATGTCGAAATCTTCGGCAATCGGGTCTGGATATCCGAGCCACCGCTGCGGTACCATGGCGTTTACGCGCCGCCGACTGAGATGGAGTGGGTCGGCGGTTGGTGGCCCTCTGTCGATGGGGCCGGACAGAAGGTGGGCACCTGGTTGCCAGCTTTCAAGATGATGGCGGATGTGCGCTCGGCTTGTCTCGAGTCGCTGGACAGGCTTGATGCCGTCTATTATCTGCCATACAGTCCGGTCCATGGGCTGACAGTGAAGGGCTGCCGGACGCTGACGGACGGCACGCGCGCGACGATGCTGTTCGAAGAAGGTGATGTTGTTGCCTCGGAAGGCCATCACTTTCGAGTGGAGAAGGTCCGGGTACGTGAGTTCGATCTGCTGCAGCTGGTCTCCATGAGACCAAAGGCCATTGCCACGCTCAGCAGGTGGGCACGCGTGATCCGTGCACCCCGTTCGATTGCGATCGAGCCCAAGCTGCCAGCGGCACTCCCAGTCGACCTCAAGAATCGACTAGAGTGGACTGTCGCGATGCAGGTCGCCCCGGAGCCTGAACTGGCCCCACTCGGCGTCCTCCGCAGCCAGGCGGCGAAGTTGCAGTTTGACGGGACCACTGTGGGACCGTGGGAGGTCGGTCACGCCCTGCGCGTGATCCGGCAATCCACAGCGTCCGCCAGTGTGCCATTCGGCTATGCCGGGGGGAAGCCCTATGCTTGGGGATACTGCTACTCATGCGGTAAATCCTTGCCTGGGTCGATGCCCGGTAGGCTGTGTGGCTGTCCACAGACCGGAGCCGCTAGGAGTGTGGCGGAGGGTTGGCACGTTGCGGCCCACGGGAGGCCGTGCTACCCTGGTGTTGTCGAGACCATGTCGCGTCATCCCCCTTTGAAGAAGGGGAAGGAGACCATGGCAACACCCTCGGTTTTTCGGGTGCCCCCATTGGACGTGAGCAGCTGGGAGTGCTGCCGACCCGGAAGAGGCGTGGCCCGCGCCTCGGAGGGGTCGGTCTGAGTGGGGCAATTCCATTCGTCGGCAGCATGGGGCTACGACCGCTGGCAGAAGCGGTGCAGTTCCGTGTATTCGCGTTGATCCCACGAACTGTGAATGCAGGCTATTACGAAGCGGCTGCGCGTTTATTCGTCGACCGCTACGATCAGTTCGTACATCCGGGACAACCGATGGCCACCTGGGAGTGGATCCAGTCAATGCCTAGTCGGAGGCGGAAGGTTCTTGTTCGGGCGTGGCGCCTGTATCAGGAACGAGGTCACATGCACGCTCAAGCTGAGTACATAAAACCCTTTGTCAAGACAGAACACATGCCGTTCTTCCAACAGGACGCGGAGAACTGTGACTTTGGGGTGGAAGGAGTGACCTATCTCGCCAGACTAATTCAAGCGCCGCATGACGATACCCATCTGATTGCGGGCCGGTATCTGAAACCGCTGGTAAAGAGGCTTAAGGAGATCTGGTCGTATGAGAACGACATCTTCTATGCCTCAGCATCACCGGACAAACTCGATGCCTGGCTCAACAGAAATGCTGGCGCTACGTCTTGGTTCTGGGCGGATTATTCCGCGTTCGACGCAACGTACAGTGAGCGTACGTGGGCGATGGTAGAAGGGTTCTACCATATGATTTATCCCGATGCCGACCAGGAGTTCTTCGACGTGCTGAGGATCTGGCGGACGGTTCGGGGTAAGCAGCGGCTGCACCATCGTGAGGAGCAGGGAGCCTCAATCGCTTATAGCGCACCATTCGTGAACGCTTCTGGACGGGATGACACCGCCTTGGCCAATGCCTTGGTCAATGGCATCGTCCTAGCAATTGCGTTTGCGTGCGCACTCAGCGGGAAGGAACCGTGGGATTTAACCCTCGCGGATCTCCGTGATGAGCGATATCAGATAGCTGTTGTTGGAGATGACTCTCTTGTCGCCTGCCACTTCGACGTGGACCGGTACCGTGCCGACATCATTCGTGTCGTCGAGGGTTTCGGACTCGTCGTGAAGGCGGGGACTAGCAAGGAAATGGTAGACGTGACGTTCTTGGGACAGATGCCATACCTTGCAGGTGGAAAGTTCTACTGGGGCCCAACATTGGGACGGCGGCTCTACAAAGCCTTCTGGCAAGCCGAACCTTTGGGCAACCTACCCGCTTGGACTTTGGGAGTGGCGAAACAACTGGACCTTTATCGCCATGTCCCAATCCTATCAGACATCGCCCGGCGGGTGATTGAACTATTGCAGGGCTGCAAGAGCACGAGCGTAACGGCGGATGAGAACAGGCCGTGGACGACTCGCACTGAGGCCACTCCCGACTACGATTCCACCACCCTATGGTGGTTAGCACATCGTTACAGGGAATATGGTCTTGCTCCCGAAGCCATTGCTGCCGACATCCAGGAGATCCAGGGGATCAGCCGACTCCCGGCCGTTATTCGCTTGCGGACGACGGACGTGGCGCTGTCGGTAGATGACCTCTGAGACAGACGGACGTCCTGAGTGCTTTGCACTACCACCTCGATGACGTCCAACACCCTCATCTTCCAGCACCGCAACCCCCTGCAGGCCTTAACTGGCCTGTCACGGCAGATGGCTCTGCCGCACGAGTTCACACCGGAGCGATTCCCATCGTTCCCTGCGCTCGAGCGGACGGCTGTTATGGGTTTCAACTCTCCGGTCTCCGTTGCTCTTCCTGCCAACACTGCCACCAAAGCCATGGTTTGTCGCCAGGCCGCGTTCCCAGTGTGGGCGGATCAACCTTGGACCACTGAGGCGTACTCGGTCACCTGGAAGACCAATCTAACACCACTAGGGATGTCCTCCACGTGGGAGGTGAACTCTACAGCAGCGGGCGCACGCGTTGGCGCGGTGGGTCGACCAGCATTGGTCGGCTGCACTCAGCCCAAGGTGCCCTTTGCTGTGCTTGGTGTTGACTCGGGCACCGGACCGTGCCCATGGTTTTGGGTCCCTGGAAATACGTCTTACTTCACCGTCGCTGCCTCCTCGACCGTGCCCCCTGCGGGCAATGTCGGGAAGATCACGATGGAACAGTGGACTGGACCCGGTGAGCAGAATCAGACGAACACGCTGACGGCGACCTTCAACGGGACTAATTACAGCACACCGGCGGGAAACACTACCTCAACGGGGTACTGGATCCGCCCTGCTGATGTCTCGTTCTCGGCCGCCGTACCGTTCTCTGATCTCTTCATCACCGTGGTCACTTCCGCGGCTACTCCGAGCTTCGTCGGGAGCGCTGCGAATGCCGGGACCCTCACCTTTTCCGCTGGTACAGCGGTAGTCTTCTCTCCTATCGTCAGTCCGAGCGAGTATACGAACTCGCGGATTCCTTGGACCTCAACCAGAGTCACCGCTGCAGCGGCACTGTTCACCAATGTGAGCCAGGTGCTGAATAAGGGTGGCACAGTGTTATGTGGTCGCTTGGCGCCGCAGACCGACAACCCGTTCGTGGCATTGGAGAGCACCATTCAGGTACTGCACCCTGCAGAGAAGGCCTACTTGGCCCTAGAGATGGGTGCTTACACCTACTGTCCACCATCTACGGACATGCAGGACTTCTGGGACTACACCGTGCCGAACACGGCTGGTGTCATCAATCCTGTCTATCGGCTGGACAACTCGTCCTTGGTCAACATTCTCTTCTTTACCGCGGGGAGTGTTGCCGAGACAATCGCAGTTAACGCCGACTGGCATTTTGAGTTCCGGACCACATCTGCGCTGTTTCAGATTGGTATGTCAGGGCTTACTCTGGAGACCCTTCACCAGGCACAGCTGTCATTAGCAGCAGTTGGCTTCTTCTTCAACAACGAAAGCCATCTGCAGATTCTCAAATCGATTGTGCCTCGGATCATTGGGTTTGCCAAGAAGTATCTTCCCGCCATATCGATGGCACCTGGGATCGTTGGGACTGTGGGCAAGGCTGCCATGGCTGCGGGGGACGTGTTCCTCAGCTCCAGGCCGCGCAAGGCCCTACCTCCCACGTCAGGAAAGAACTCAGGGATTACAGGCGGTAAGGCCAAGCCGAGTTCGAAGAAAGGGAAGAAAGTCTCTGTCGGAGGGAAGAAGAAGAAGTCGGGTCATTGAGTGAAACTGATGAGGTGAGCGCGGTGGCCACCGAAAGTCACTCAGAACGCCGCTGGGGTGTGGAGAACCGAAAGTGCTTACTGTACTAGAGCACTACCCCCGATCCACAAATCTAGCAC